TGCGTCAATGAGATTAATTATAGGGCAGAGAAGAAAAAGCCTGAATTAATAGCAAGCGAACCCGACACAGAACAAGGGATAGTAAAATGCAGGGGTAAAAATTGCTACAGAAGGGAGATTACAACGAAAAAGAAAATGAAAGAGTGCCTAGTGACTTCGTTGGCTATTAATCCTGATTTTTCGGAATGCGTTTGGAATGCAAAGGGGATTAGTAATGTTTATAAATAAAATAATAGCCAAACTCAAGCCAAATCCTCATCTCAATAAAACAATAGCCGACCTCGGATTAACGCCTAGAACTTATCATTGCTTGCGAAGGGCAGGAATATGGACTGTGGGGGATTTGGTGGAGCTGTCACGCAAGGACATAAAGGGGATAAGAGGAAGTGTGAGAAGGACGGTTGAAGAGGTCGAGAAGGCGTTGCAGGGGTTGGGGTTGGGATTAAGAAAGGATGAGAGATAATGATTGAAAAATTGAATAGAATCGGAAACAAATTAATGGTGGTCATTTGTGGGATTAATACGGTTGATGGCCTGAGTGATGGAAGTTACTTGTTCGCTGGATTAAGTTTTGTATTAGGGGTAGCGATGGCAGTAGTTATCGTGGCTGATAATGGGGTGGAAAAACATGAATCTTAAAATGCGGTTGAAGTTTAGCGACATCATAAAACTTGCTTTTGGTGCTGATGTGATGGTGATCGACCCGTACAATGAGAGTATTTATAGAGTACAAAAGGGTGTTGATACTTATATTTGTAAAGGGTAGGTGAAAGTTTTGATTTACAGAATACTTGATCTTATCAGTCGTTCAGCATCGTTTGCGCTACTGTTTTCTATATTGTTTATTGCTCAAAAAACGGTTCTGGGTTGGATATTTGGAGATTTAAAAGCATGGGGAACCATCGGGGTGTTTTATATTCACGAGTTACTAATTACCGCTGTTTCGATTTGGTTTATCTGTTCCTTTGTGACAATCAGTTCGCCTTGGGAGAAATATATCAAGAATAGAGAGGGGAAATAAAAAAATGGGATACGCAAATCATGCATTGAGTATTAAAAATGTCACACATACAAGGTGTGGGCTAAAAATAAAAGATCACATCGGGCTTAAAATGGCCGGAAGTCTTGAATATGTCACTTGCCAAAGTTGCTTAGTGAATATGAGGCATGAGGAGAAGAAAAAAGACAAGGCAAGTAATTTACTTATGAGACTCTTGGGGTTAATCAATATTTACGTTGATGCTGGGGTACTCAAAGAAGAGTTCGAGGCTTTCACTGGTTACGAAGAACCGATTACCACGATTGAGGAACTAATTGAACAGATGGAAATAGAAATGAGCTATTGGGAACCTGAAGGGGAGGAAGTCGAATGTTAGAAAACAAAATTGCCGAAATGCTGGGTCAATTGGCAGATAAGTTAGGGGTAGCAAGTGCAAAGATATGGGAGTGGAGTTTGTTGCAGGTTAAAGTGGAGGTTGTGACAGATATTATTTACGCCGTACTTGCCGTGGTGTTATCAATATTGATTTATCGAGTGGCAAAAAAATATAATGAATTCCTTGCAAGAGAGACGGAAAAAAAGAAAGAGAATAATCCGCATTATGTGGATAGTGAATTCGATATTGTGGTGGTTGTCATCGTGGTTGGAGTGGCAATTGTATTTTTATTAGACCTGTACGCAATTAGTGGTTTGCTCGATTTGCCAAAACTACTCATCAACCCTGAATACGCTGCGTTTCAGAATATTGTTGAACAATTGGGAAGCTTGAAATAAGGGGGTAATAATCATAGCAATGATAAAACGTCCTCCATGGTATTACTCTGTGATATCCCGTCTAACGCGCTACAAGCCAAATCAGGACCGCATAGCGTATATCTTGAGAGAGTTGTCTATGATGGGCGTTAAGACAACGCAAGTGTACACTGACATGCCTCATGGTAGCGGAACGAGTGATTCCACAGGTGATCTAGCATCTAAAATATCCGATAAAAAGAAACTACTTATTGAGCTACAAAACGAGGTTGAGTTGATTGATTTGGCTGTTAGTATGTTACCCGATGCAAAGAGGTTAATTATTACAACTAGGTATCTCGAAGAACAACAGGATAAATACGCACAATGGGCATTAAGGAAAAAACACTCAGTAAGAGCAAGGCAGACGTATTACACAATGAAGGATGAAGCTGTCAGGGAACTAGCAAAAATGATGGGTGAAGAGAAAGGGGATAACAATAATGAATAACACAGGATTAGGATTGCACCTCTACACAACAAAAGAAGAATTAGACAACGCCAAAAATGGGGTAAGTACAATTGTAGGATGGGCGAAGGAACAAAAACCAAAGGGAGCAATTTATCATATAGGTGCATCCCTTGAAATCTGCGATGTCCTAGAGAAAGAAGTTAGGATTAATATATCAAGAGTAAAGGAACAGATGGACTTAGCCGGTTCGCTTGTCGGGGAAGCGATGGGAAAAGAGTTGGAAAAGATATTCAAAGGCTTATCTTAGTTTAGACAAATAATAGATTTTCGTTAGACTACAATTATATTCACAATAAGATTTGACCATGTTATGCTCTATAGGACAGAGTAACTAACGACATAAATTAAAGACGCGCAATGGCTTAATTATAGCCTTGTCGCGTCTTTTGTATTTTGGGGGTGAGATTGATTATGAGTACATCATGCGCTGCATTCATGGCTGCATATAAGAGCTCATATATCAACTGCTTCACTTGCCGATATTGGGACCACGAAGAACTAACCTGCATCAACCCTGAAGAGATTGCAAAGAGAAGGGGAGATAGGGAGTTCAAGGAAATTGAAAAGTTGCTCAGGAAGAATAAACCTGTTCGGGGGCCGTTATAAAAAGAAGAAGCCCTATCGCTAGGACTTATTTTTTGGTTTCTAAAATTTTGCTAACAATTTTCCGTTTTCATCTTCGATTCTTTTTAATTTAATGCCTTCCCAGTTCTCAAAAACATTGTTCATATTCTCGATAATTGATTCCATGGCCTCTTCAATTGTTTCTGTAAGTTCATTTAGGACGTGATAGCGTTTCTTGTCATTGTGGTAGTTAGCTCTAACAATAAAAGTAAAATATTTCATTTTCAATTCCTTCTTTCTTAGTTTTTAGTGGCTCTTAGTTGAGCTAGTAGCTCTATAATCTTAGCTCGTTCCTCATCGGTTACTGATAGGACTAATCGCTTGCGTCCGGTTGGCTTACGTCCTGAGCCTGGTCTGTATCCTCCGTGGGTTGTTTTGTGTATTTCCCTATCTTGGTTTGGGGTGTTGCCTTTTCTCATTGCGTGACCTTCCCTGACCTCATCGGAACAAAGTCGTTCGTGCCAAAGTTCATTGCACTCTACACAGGATGTTTGACCGGATTCAATTTGATTAATAGTTAGCTTACAACCGCATGATTCACATGTTGAACTCATGGCATTAACCCCGTGAGCTTCTGAGCCATTTCCAACATTCCGAACCACTCGTTCATAACCTTTTTGGTCAATTCGTGTCCTTTCCCGTAATCCTTAACATTCTTATCAATTTCAATTTGCTTTTCATTAAGAAGATTCATGATATCTTGGTGAACTTCAAGCTTGGCCTTTTTAGTCATCTTGGAAACCAATAAAGATATCTTTGGTTTTTTTACTTCAATCGTCTCGCGTGGTAAGATGTCGGCGTAAATAACGTCTGCATTTCTCATGTTTGTTTGCCTCCCTTTGTTTGATCTTGATAACAGTATACAGTATCATGTTTTGATTGTCAACACTATAATCGAGATTATTTAAAATATTGTTTCGAGCGTCTACAATGGCTTTTAAGCTTAGTAATATCTGATTAGTATTAGTGGTGCTGATCTGATATTAGTGAGCTTGTGAGGTGTTTGGGGGCTTACTGGGGGTAAAGAAAAAGACTCTCGCTATTGGAGAGCCTTTTGTCTAACGTATTCACTTGGCGTAATACCTTTAATGTGCGCTCTAATGACTATTTCGTCCCATTCTGTAGGAGTAAAGCGGATTGTTTTATTAATTGCGGTAGCATCTCGTAGGGGTTTTCTTCCTGCTCCCTCTCGTTTGCCTCCACTGGCCATTATAATGCCTCCTTTAAATATGCGGTTTCAATTCCTAGTCTAATAACCATGTTAGGCGCATTGCTGGGGCTTTGATGATTTCCCCACCATTCCACCATGACCATTCGCCATTATGAAGTCTTGGTGTGAAGGTTTTTGCATCTCCTCGAAGTTCATACTCAAGACTGGCGAAGTTGATGAGCGAATCCTCTTGACTATATACCTTGCGACCATCAACCGTCTTTGATCTTGCCATAACTCCTTTTTTAATATCAATACGTTGAATCTTAACCCTGCCTGTTTTGGTAATCGAATCTACTTTAACAAGGCTTTCGCGGTCTGTGTTATACCATCCATGCTTTGCGAATCCATTGGTGAAGATTTGCTTTGCGGCCTCTGCTGCTGTCAGTCCGTTTTTGTTTGTTGTGGGTTGCTTTGCTCCTAGTGGCATTAGGTTTCCAATTTGTGTGTCTCCTCCAAATTTGCTCTTGGTTCCATCCTTTTTCAGTTTGGCTAAATAAACCGTGGTGAACTCCTTTTCTTTACCGTACTGGTGATACCCTTCGATTTCATAAATTCCATTCCATTCCTTAACTTGGACCCGTTGACCGACTTTCCAACCTTGGACCTCTTTTAGATTAGCTTGCTCTAGGGTGAGTGGGTAAAATGCCATTGCTTTTTCCTCCTCTTATTTAGCTCTTACAAGATCGTATTTGCCGTCTTTATATTCTACCAATACGGCGTGTGATTCAGAATCGAAATGCTCACGAGCGTGTTTAAGGTTGCCGTATTCGTATTCAAACTTCTCTCCGTCCTCGAAAACTTTAACTATGCATAAGTGTGCCATGTGTTTTCCTCCTTATGTTTTGATCTTGAATTTAGTTTAACAGAATCAAATATGATTGTCAATGGTGTTTATCAAATTAATTGGATTTATTTTTAAGCATTGATTGTATTATTATGGCATGGAAAAGGACCGCCTATTTAGCAGTCCTTAGTGACAGGATATATTCCTTGATTTTAATTAGCTCATCGTCTGTAACGTATATTGATTGGGGTTTACGTCCTGATGGTTTTCTTCCTGCTCCTGGGCGTTTGCCTCCGTGGGTGGTTGATTTATTGGTTGGCATGCTTTTTCCCCCAGTTTGTATTGAATTTAATTTCGATGTCATTGAAGTATTCTTCCCTCTTGTCGAATCCTTCTTCTTCATCCAAGTCCCATCTATCATCAAGCGAACCGGTTAGTGTGTCGAATATATTCCATCCGTCCTGGTAGGTAGCATAAGCGATATGCTGTAGTTTGGGAGTCGTTTCCCCTGCTACAATTTCTGACCCACTTGCTACGCACTCGCTCCCATCGGTGTAGATAATATGGATTGTCGCATCATTGCCGTAACTCTCATATAGTTCATAGATAGCCTTTTCACGTTGTTGGGTTAATGCGTTGATAGTGCTATGATTCACCCAATTATCCGGATTGTATTGAGATAATTGCTCTGCGTATCTTTTAATGATTGCCTTTTCCTCTCGCTTGGCGTAACTGCGGCTATCCCTAAAGTCTTTGATAGCACTTTTAATATCCTTCAATTCCTTTGCCAGTGGCTTGCTCATATGTTTTCCCCCTCAATTTGATCTTGATTAACTATATCGTATATCAAATTGAAAGTCAACAGTGTTTATCAAATTAATTAAGATTAGTTTTGAGCTTAGTAATTAGTGTTGTGGTGTGATTGGACTGCAATGTTAATTAGTAGGCTTAGAATGGCGTTGTAGGCTGTGTGATGAGGTATAGGTAGAGTATGTAGAGGTGAGATAATTGTATTGCAATGGCCATGAGTTTGGGTATACAACTGCTGAACGTAAGGATTGCGACAATTGCAGGGGCGTTTGGCGCAGATGCTATAAGACTAGATGGGTATATGTAGATTAAAAGGAAGGTGATTTTATGGCTGCTGCAATCGGGAATCAATATGCTTTAGGTTGTGTCAATAGTGGCAGACCATTGAGGTATAAGACGGCTGATGAAATGCAGATTGCTATTGATGGGTATTTTGTTAAATCTCAAGGTGAGGTATTAAAGGATACTGATGGTAGCATTGTGTTTGATAAATATGGTCAACCAGTGATGATTAATCAGTTTCCACCAACTATTACGGGATTAGCGTTGCATTTGGGATTTACTAGTAGATTGGGGTTGTTGAATTATGAGGGGAAAGAAGAATTTGTTAACACGATTTCCATCGCTAAGGCTAGAGTAGAGGCTTATACAGAAGCTAGACTCTTTGATCGTGACGGTGTTAATGGAGCCAAATTCTCCCTTACAAACAACTTCAAGGGATGGAAGGATACCCAAACTATAGAGAACATTCCTGCTGAATTGACAGATAAGCCCATCATAGCTCTAGCAGACTCAGACCTTAAACAGCTTCTTGAAATAATGGAGAGATCACAAATTCAAGGTGAAATAGTAGACATAGAATCATCTGAATGACCATGATTATGTCCTTGAGTCGTGGACTTTTATCAATTAGAGGTCATTAGTTGAGCATGAAACCCTGGAAACCGCCTATAGGTTGATTCTGAATGTTACATAATTCTTTTGTGAAACATTCGCGTTTAAAGCACTTCATTTATGGGGTGCTTTTTCTATGCTTAAAAAGGATTGATGAGCTTGAAATACTATGTCTATAGATTCCTTGATAAAGACAACAACATAATCTACATCGGGAAGACAAATAATCTTAATCGCAGAATGACCGGACAGCACTTCTCTCATCGTGGTCACTTAACTAGAGAGTGTTATGTTGAGACAGAGAAGATAGAATACTCTCAATACAAATCAAGCAACATGATGAGCGTATATGAGATATTCCTTATAAATAGGCATACTCCACGCTATAATCAGGAATTCAACTATGCAGAAAGCATGGACATAGAGCTACCAGAACCTATGTGGACAGACTATCCAATCACTGATGCTATGCGTCATGCGATCAAGGCAGAGGAGGATGAAGCATACTGGATAGCTAAGGACCTATATGACATAGAGAGTTGGCACATGTGCTTTGCTGCCCTTGGTGGTGGACTGTAATAGCTTGTACTCCTTAGCCCTCACAAAATAAAATGAATCATTCTTAGTAGAGAGTGCGCAAAAAAAGTAGTAGTGCTGCTAGTGGTAGGGTAGGGGTAGTGGTGGCATGGTGTTTGTAGTGCCAGGTGGTGGTGCTTAGAAAAAAAGTAGGGGGGGAGGGCATCTTCGGGTGTCGCTCGTATCTGTGTATATACCTCCTAACAATTATAATTTATTTTTTATAACCGAAATAGAACAATCATTGCCTAACGTCCTAACAACTAAAATAAAAAATTTACAAGACAACATCCCTCCTAACAACTACAAAATATTTTTTATAAAATTTTTCAATAAAAATAATGTGAGGTTTAAGTGATATGACAGAAACGGAAAAAGAAATCCTAGAAACCGTAGATAAATTCAAAAAAGAGTTTTGCGCTAAATGCAAGGAAACTCCATTTATGATTAATGGGATAGCGTCATGCTGTGATTGTAGGGTAGATGATTTTGAGGAGCAACTAATGCGTAGAATTAAGTATTATTTTGCATCTAGGTAAACTGATTCCCAAAAATATTTTATAAATTTTTTTACAGAAACTTGCCTATCTGCCATGTGTAGAAAAGGGTGTTAGATGGGCAGAGTGAGGTGTTAGGAATGGACGAGTAGTTATTGATTGCGTATTGGGTCTAAGAACGTATATATAAACGAATTACATGCGAAAAACCCTACACACTTAGGGGGAGTAAGGCTGAGTGCCATTTTTGGAACGTGTCGTTTTGACACCTAAGTAATGCCCATTGAAAGGGCTTTTGAGGTGGTTAATTTGGATAAAAAGATAGTTAATTTCTACAATGATGAGTCGGATATTTTACCCCTTCCTCCAGGTTCATACATTGTTCGAGAGAAGTCTCCTAACGGAACGAACTTTATGACATTAAAGATGCCTGACGGGGAAAGCGAATTGGTGGTCGATTCTTGGTGGAGTAATCCAAAGAAGCCTGCCAAAAAGGATAGAGACCCTCCTAAGCATACAGGAGGGAAGAAACCCTATATCATGCTCATGGTTGAAGAGATTGAGAAGTTGCAGAAGTGCGGAGTTAAGAATGTTGCAGAATTGGCAGGGTACTTAGTTTCTTTAGGAAAATATGTTGAGTGGAATACAGGTAAATTAATTCAAACGCGAACAAAGAAACCTTTAAAATACAAAGAACTTCAAACAATATTTAATTGTGGTAACAAAAAGCTTAACCGTTTATTGGGCGACATGAAGGAACACGAACTCCTTTATTCAACTGATAACGGTTATGTTATTTCTTCGAGACTTATCAAAAAGGGGAAAATGAATAAGGAGGGCGATTGATTATGCCTAATAGAGTTACGACCTACAGTCAAGCATTTCTTGGAGTATTGGGGATGCCGATTGATTCCAAGATTAAAAAGTTTTTAGAAAAACTAGAACAAGCAGGGCACGCAGAAAAGGGAATTAGCTTCAGTATTTGGAGAAGTCAAGATAAGTTGAATGCTTTTAAGGGCGACCATAGATTCATGAGTATCTTAGAAAATGAAATCAATAAATGGTCATGGAAAAAGGGCGACCCAAGATGGGATGAGTATTGGAACCAAAAGAACGAAAGAGCTAGGGCAGAGAAGATTAGAAAAGAGATAGATAACTACTATTCAGATGAAAAAGAACTTAATGAGATTGATAAACGTGCCAAAAAGCTTCCCAAGAAGTTTAAGGGGTACGTTTATTTTATTCAAGGTATGTGCGGTGGAGCTATTAAAGTAGGTTATTCAGCTAATCCTGAGAAACGCTTAAGAGAATTACAAACCGGATACCCTGATACTCTAAAAATACTTCTTATGATTCCTGGAAATGAAAGCACAGAACACACCCTACATAGGCAATTTGAAGCATCAAGACTTAAGGGGGAATGGTTTAGACCTGATGATTATATTATCGCAAGGATTAAGGATTTAAAGATTAAGTATAATCAGGCTGATGTGGTGAAGTCCTGATGAATAACTTCCTCAACAAAATAATCCAAGGTGATTGTTTGGAGGTTATGAAGGGTATACCTGATAAGTCAATAGATATGATACTGTGTGATTTACCTTACGGAACAACCCGTAATAAATGGGATAGCATTATTCTGTTAGATAATCTTTGGGAGCAATACTGCAGAGTTATCAAGGATAATGGAGCAATAGTTTTAACCGCGCAAACTCCTTTTGACAAGGTATTGGGATGCAGTAATTTAAAATTACTAAGATATGAGTGGATATGGGAGAAGACCTCTGCAACAGGTCATCTTAACGCTAAAAAAATGCCAATGAAGGCACATGAAAACATATTAGTGTTTTATAAAAAATTGCCAACCTATAACCCGCAAAAGACATTTGGACACAAAAGAAAAGTAAGCAAGGCAGAGCATAAAACAAACTGCGTAATGACTTCTAACTACAACAAACATGGATTGACATCATACGACAGCAACGACAGATACCCAAGAAGCGTTCAAGTATTTTCTAATGATAAGCAGAAACTTGCGCTTCATCCTACACAAAAACCTGCAGACTTATTTGGATATCTAATTAAAACCTACACCAACGAAGGTGAAATAATTCTCGACAACTGCATAGGCTCCGGAACAACCGCAATCGCCGCCTTAAATACAGGGCGATTTTTTATTGGCATCGAAAAAGATGAAGAGTATTGTGCAATCGCCAACAAGCGAATAGCGGACCGCTTACAAAATGTTAATTTCCTCCCCTCATTAACTCCTTCTTCTAAACCCAAAACCCCATGATTTCAGCGAAAAAAGCTCGTCTTACGTTGTAGACATGCAACTTACCTTTAAATATAACCTTAAACGTTATAGTTAACGTTTAGTATAAAGTTTAAGACAAGTATGGAAGTATAGCTTAATGGTAAAGCCGACAACTTATAATTGTCAGATTCAAGTTCAATTCTTGATACTTCTACCAAATATTTTCCTATCAGGAGGACAACCCATGGGAGAAAACAGAGCGTGCAAATGCTTTATCGAAATAGAACCTAATATCAGAGTTAACTGTGCAACCTGCAAAAGGTGGAACTATGATTTAGGTCGATGCAGGGATGAGGAGATTGTGGTGGAGAGTCAAAGCCCTGAATCGAAAGTTGATTGGTGATAAGGAGTGAAACCTATGGCAGAGCAAAAAGTTAAAAAGGAACCGAAAAAAGCTGCTGCCAAGCCAAAGGTAGAAAAGCCAAAAGCAGAAGAGCAACCAAAGCAGAAGAAAATGACTCAAGCCCAATTGGCTGCCTATTATGAGCAATTAAAGCAGGAGGCGGCTAGGAGGGATGATGAGTATTGGTTAAAGTATTATGTCAAGATCGTTAATAAGGATGGCGATCAGGTCCCATTCCTACTTAATCCTATTCAAAAGAAAATTGAAAATAAGATAAAAGAGCTAGAGTCGCAAGGTAAGCCTGCTAGAATAATTGTGCTTAAGGCTAGGCAAGAGGGTGTTTCAACTTACACTCAAGCTAAATTTCTTTGCCGTACAATTAAGAACAAGAACAGAAATGCTCTTGTTGTAGCGCACAGGGATGACTCGACCAATGCAATTTTCGATAAAGCCAAATATATGAATTTATGTCTGCCTGACAATGTAAAACCATTACAAAGAGCATCCAATGCAAGGGAGCTTATATTCGATACCCCCGTTACTTATAAGGGTAAAGAAAAGGGATTAAATAGCAAAATAAAAGTTCAGACCGCAGGAAGTGACGGAATCGGGCGTTCTGACACTTATCACTATATTCATTTATCTGAGTTTGCTTTCTATAGCGGAGACCCCCTAAAGGCCTTATCAGGAATCAACTCATCAGTTCCTAGCGTAGTAGGAACGATTGTAATTTTGGAATCAACAGCCAATGGGAACAACTCATTCAAAACACTATGGGATTTAGCCGAAGCAGGGGAGAATGATTACACTCCCATGTTCTTTTCGTGGTTTGATTATCCTGATTATCAGATGCCGGTAACCGACGAAGAGCGAATAGAGATAATGTCGAGCCTAAATGAGTATGAGGAATATCTCGTTAATACCCACGAACTTTCTGCCGAGAGAATCAAATGGTACAGGTGGAAACTAAAAAACGACTGCAATGGCGATGTAGACCTTATGAAACAGGAAAATCCTTCCAATAGTCACGAAGCGTTCCTTGCTACTGGTCGCCCTGTGTTCGATAATGCAAGGGTTGAGAGAAGAATCGAGCAATTAAAGAAGGAATACAAACTCAAACCTCCAAGAAGAGGTTTTTTTATATTCAACTGGAATGACCCAGACAGTAAAGACAAGATAATAGATAGCTCAATAAAATTCGTAGACTCACCCAATGGTTATATCTATATCTATGAGGAACCCAAAAATGGATATCCATTTGTTTTAGGAGGAGATACGGCTCTTGGAGGCCTTGACTTTTTTTCAGGAACGGGAATAAATAACGCAACCGGAAAGAGAGTTGTTACCCTGCATGGGAAAATGGCCATAGATACTTACTCTCACCAAATGTATTGCTTGGGCAAATATTACAATAATGCTCTTATCAGCATCGAGGTAAACGCCGATTTATTCCCTGTTGCCGAATTGGACAGGCTTAAATATCACAATCAGTACAAGCGAGAGAGTATAGATGAAATCTACCACAAAAAACTCTACAAACACGGCTTCAAAACCGATGGAAATACGAGACCGTACATCATTAGTTTGGAAATCGTCCTAATCCGAGACAACATCGAACTCTTCACCCACATCGACATGCTTTCCGAATGCCTAACCTTCGTCATTGACAAAAACGGCAGACCCGATGCAGAGTCAGGCAAACATGACGATATCCTAATGTCGGATATGATCGCTAACGCAAGTCGGTCCCAACAAAGATTCACAGTCGAACGCAATGCTCAATTCGAGCTACCTCCCAACATGAGCGAAGAAGAGAAGGCTAGAGTTAAGGCTAATATTGAGTTTAGTGATAAGTATGTGGAGATGGCTAAGTATCGGAGGAAGAAATGATGGTTAATGATTCAAATTAAAGTATACAAAAATGGTTACGAAATTACGGGTCATGCTGAAGAAAAGATATGCCATCAAGTTTCGTTGTGGCATTGGATTAGCAGTAACTTGATATTAGGACTTGATAAGGACGCTAGAGAATACACATCAGATAGGGATAATCTAAAGAATCCGAACGAAGGGCTATCGTGGGTGGTTTGCAATCCGCAAAATGGTAATCTCGAATG